GGGCGTGCTGCCGGTTACGTCGGGAGGCGCGAAGAACTGCAACGCCTGCCTCACGTCCTCCACATGGTCCGCCGTCTCGAAGGTCTTGCCGGGATAGAGCACCTTGTTTTGCCCGGGCGCCATCTTTGAAGCGTTCCACCAGAGCAACAGATTGCTCGACAGGCTCTTGTTGTCCATCATGCTCCGGACCAGCCCGTTCACCATGCTCTGGCTGTCCTGCATGTTCTCCGGCACGCTGAGCGCCCCGGCCTCGAACGGGACCTCTTCCCACAGTGCCCGGTAGACAGGTCGATAGGGGAAAGGATTGACAACCGGTTTGCGAATCACCACCGGACTCTTCCCCTTGGCAATGACGCAATGGATCTCGACTTCTTTCGACTGCTTGACGTTCGAGAGATCGACCGACCACTTGTCACTCTCCTCGAGATAGCGTTTGGGCACCCTCCCGAAAAACTCAATCACAGGGACCACCCTCCGCCGCTTCAGCAGAGCCTCAGCATACGGTCCGTGACTCTGGTCGATTTCGCCGGAATCGTCGTCTTTGAACTGGCTCAAAATGTCCCTGATCGCCTGTTCGTCGTACCCTGGTGTCTCCGCCAGATCCAGGAACCGACCGTAACTCATCATCTCCCTGACAAAAACTCCATGCCCCTCCTGGTGGTCACTGGTCTCCAAATCCCAAAACACGGACCAGGGATTGAGCACCTCCATAACAGGGCGCCATACCGTCTCGACACTCATCGTGTGCCGGCCGTATTGGCTCAACAGCTCAGGGGACACCTCAAACCCGACGCCCGGTACCGACATTTGCCTCCGGACTACCCTCCGTTGCCTGAGCACCGGTCCGCGTATCCATGACATACCGTACAACGCCAGCACCATGGCCGCTGTCATGTAGCGCGACTCCGCCCGGCATTCATCCAGGTTGTCCCGGATCACCTTCTTCATTCGACCGCACCGAGCATTTGCCTCCTGTTCCGACAAAACCTGTCCGGCTGCGCCCTCCGGTACTGGGGTGGGCTCGATGTCCCATGGGAGCTTCCCACCCTGCAGCATCACGGCGAGCAGGTTGTTGTACCCGGTAACAACCTTCTGCTTCGTCAGTCGCACGAATACCTTGCTCCGCCAGCCTTGCCCCTCGGAAGTCTTCCACTTTTTGAGCGTGGAGGAATCGTAGCGACCACGGAAAGCGTCGTCGTTGGCGCGCCATTGCTCCTCGATGAGGTTCCGCCGCTCTTCCATCATCCAGTTGAGCAAATCGTCCACCAGGTAGGACGCGAGCTTATCCCTTGTGTCTGCCATGATTGTTCCCGGTCCTCTGCTTCCAGACCTGTTTGATCCGCCTGGTGATTACCGTCTTGCCGCCCTGCCTCACGGCCTCGGGAGGCGTTACTTCCAGGATCACGTTGCCCTTCCAAAGGATGCTCATCATGAAGTTGTTGGTCTCGTCGTGCAGGATCTTCGATAGTTGCCGCATCTCCTCGTGATCCGGAATCCGCCCCTCGATCTCCTGCAAAGCCTGGAGGATCGCCCCGTCGATTACTTTGGAATGCTCGGCCGCCAGGTCGTACAGCATGTGACCAACCGACCACCGATCTGGTTTGCCTGGTATCCGGTCCCCAAGTAGCCCGTGGTGAGTATGCAGCATTCTCAGTACCCCGCCGCTTGGTCTAGAGGTTCATAGCGATCCCGCTCCCGAGTGGCCCGGATCTCTGCTTCCGTCCGGGGCCTCACCTGCTTGTCAAGCATCCGGCAGATCACGCCCAGGGCGTCAACGATGTCCTTCTCTTTCCCTCTCGGGAACCGCCTCAACTGCAACTCCACGTCAAACAGCCAATTGGGAGCAGACGGCCCCTTCTTTGGTAGCCATATTGCCCCCTGACGCGCCCTGCCCTGCAATGATCTGGCCTTCGTCAGCTTGTCGTTCATCGGGCTCATGGGCTCGACGTTGATGTAAATGCCGGTTTCCTGCATGTGCACCTTGAGGAACGGCATGATTGTTTTGGCGATGTTCTCCGCCTCCAACCCGAAAAGCCCCATCCTGTAGCGCGCCTGCAAGTCCGTCATCTTGTCCACAATCGTCAGACTGTCCCAATGGCCCTTGGGGCAGTCCACCACATAGAGCTCGTTGTTGACATCCAGCCCGACAACCGGCAGCGCCGTGTCGCACGCGCTGTCCTTCTCGCTGATTGCCAGGTCTCCTCCGGCGTAGTACCGGAGATTCCTGGGTAGCTGCTCGTAGCGCGGGAACCAGGCCATCTGGAAAAATGAATTGGTATTCTCTGGAACCGGGTCCAGGATATACTGGCATGAGTAGATATAAAGCGAAACCAGCGGGTCATTCTTGATTGCATCCAACTGAGCAGGCCCATACTGTACCGGCCAGAGCGTACGCCGGCGCTTGACACCATCCTCATCCACTTCCATCCACTCAGCCGGTCGCTTATACACCGTGTAGTCCCCGCTCTCCTCCATCTCGCGGTGGAGGTCTCCGTCGTCGTAGATCGTTCCGCAGATCGAGACATTCCCGTAAGTGGTGAGGATCGATGACCGCACCAGGGCATAAGCATCCCTGAGCTTGGCCATCTGGTCGGCAGAGGTCGTGTTTTCGGGAACCACCAGGTCATCGAACTTGATCCTCCCGAAATGGCTCCCGGTCGGCATGGCCTCGATGCCGAACGCGGTAATGCTTGCCTCCTCGGTCGATACGAACCCGGGCAGAAAGATTTCATCTTCCCCCCACTTCGGGCACTCGCGCCGGTCCTTGGGACTGCGCCATACCCGGTCAGCGAACAGCGACCGGAAAACCGGGTTGCTCTCGTGGTGATATTTGATCCCGCGCATCCGCTTGACCGCTCTGAGCCTGGTATCAGACCCCAACCCGATGGGCTCGCTCGGCTTGATGAGATTGTGACGGATAGTGTCCGCAATGCTGTAGATACGGCTCTTGCAGTGACCCCGAGGCAGGAGATACAGGTGCTTGTGCCGATCCCTCTGGATCTCCTCGCAAAACTCCTTGTGCGGCTCCCAGCACAGCCACCAATAGCCCATGACGTACTTGCTGAAAAAGTAAAGATCGCGCAAGCAATAGTCTTGCAGGTCATGAATCGTCCCCTGGTCCAGGTCCTGCGATGCCGCTGCTCTCAAGGCGCTCAATAATGGAGCGTATTCCGGGTCCGGCCGAAATAGCGAGTTGCGCTTCTGATTGTATTGGTCCTCCATCCGGCCCGCTCACTTCCCTTCTATCGGGCGGCATCATCCCCCAAAGCTTGATTGCCAACTCCAGCGCCCTGAGTTTTATTGATGGGTTCGGGCACTTGAGCAGCGCCGCCAGTTCCTTTGCCAGGGTCGAGGGATTGATCCGCTCCTTGGCGAGATACCAGCCGGAGCCTCGATTCCCATCCCGCAAATACTCATGGAACCGCTCAACACGCTTTGCCCAAGTCTCGGACTCGCGCTTGCTCTTGGTTTTGCCCTTGGCCTTGGCAGCCATTCGGTCACTTCCCGGGCCCCGTCGCTCCGGCGTCCTTTGCGAACCTCGACAACAGCGCCACGACGGCAGGCAGCAGCAAGTCACGCAGCTCAAACGTGCCGGTCTGGATCACCGGCAGGACACCCAAGGCGACAGCGCCCAGGTAGCCTGTGAGCGTGGTGCGCCAGGACGTGCCGAGGAGTAGCTCAAGGAGTCGAGTCATCACGCCTGCCCCTTAACCAGCATCAAGAGCGTCTCAAGCCGCTCGACGAGTGCCAGCAGCTCGGTCTTTTTCTGCAGAAGGTCCACGAAGCCGGTTGCGTCGCTCACCAGCTCGACGGCCGCGCAGTAGGTATCCACACCAGCGGCGACCTGGCCGAGCAGTGGCTCAATGGTGGCGACGAACACGGCCTCATGATCCGGAAAGTAGATTTTGGACCAGGCTACGGCAGCACTCGCACCCACACTGGCAAGCTGGAGGTCTTGGCAACTCGATACCGCGAGCTCCTGCCATCCGCGCTCTCCGGCCTGGTAGGACTGGATGGTCGAGCAGCCCGCAGTGGCGAGGGTCAGGCACAGCAACAGAATGATGGTGAGTCGTTTCATGGGTGTCCTCTCTGGCTCATGAGGTGCAGTATCAATTGCAAGGCTGGTATCCCGATTGCAGCCCCGCCCAATATCCAATTGAGCTTTCGGTCTAAATTGGCGATGGTAGCGAATATGC